CTCCATTCACATCGCGGTTTCACGCGACATCGCCGCGGCCAAAGCGGTACACGAACTCGCAGCACCCGAAGAGGACACAGATGATCAAGCAGCCTAAAACCGAGCGCACAGTACGCACGCTTCTTACCACCGAGTTCCGCGTCGCCACCGCAGACGACGGCACCCGCACGCTCTCCGGGCTCATCCCCTACAACTCGCCGTCGTGCGACCTGGGCGGCTTCACCGAGCTGCTGGCCCCTGGAGTCTTCGCCGGCGCGCTCAAGGCTGGCGCAGACGTACTCTGTCTCCGCGATCACATCCCGGCCAACCTGCTCGGCCGGACAAAAAGCAAGACTCTGGCTCTGACCGATTCGCCCGAAGGCCTGCGCTTCGTTTGCAAGCTGCCGAAGAACTCCCAGGGCTCTGACCTGGCCGAGTCGGTTGACCGCGGCGACCTGGACGCCAACAGCTTCGGATTCTCCACCATTGAGGACAAGTGGCTCTGCGATGCCGCCGGCAACGTGGTGCGCACGCTGATCGCCGTCGACCTTTACGAGATCTCGCCATGCAGCTTCCCGGCGTACCAGTCGTCCGAGGTATCGATCCGGTCCCTCGCGTCGTGCCCCGTCGAGATCCGCGCCAAGATGAAACAGCGCGACGCAGAACAATGCTCCTGCGACTGCGCCGAGTGCGCCGGCGGCGATTGCGGCCTGTGTTCCGACGCCGATTGTGACGAGGAGTACTGCTCGTGCGCCGAGTCGCGCTCCATCAGAAACGCAGACGCAAACCGCGTGATGAACATCCGCCTGGCCTTCACCGACTAATCTAGTGATGAATTCGGAGGTAGAACCGGATGCCCAACGACAAGAGAAAAGAAGTTGAAGCTCTGATCGATAAGGCCGCGAAGGCGGAGAAGTCAGAGGAAGCATTGAAGTTCTCGCAGGCCGCCTGCAACGCGGCCAATGCCATGTGTGCGATTAAGACCGCGGAGCATATGCCCAACCACGGTTAAACCACTTTTTGCATCACGCATGACGGGCGCGCCGCTTGCCGGCCGCGTTCACTCGCACCCGTCTGTCATGCCGCTGAGAAGCCCCAGCCTGCCGCTGCCGCTGTCCTGCAAGCATCAAATCTCGCAGCACAAGGAAGTACCATGACCCTTTTTGAATTGCAGGAAAAGCGCAACAAACTCCTCTCTGACGCCCGCGCCATTATGGCCGGCGCAGACGTGACGACCGAGCAGCGGGTCGCCGTAGACAAGATGTTGGCCGACGCCAACGTGATCAAGGCCGACATCGAGCGCACTGTTTCGCTCGAAGCCGACGCGGCCGAGCTCCGCAGCGTACCCAACCGCGTTGCCCAGGCGCCCATCGCCGATGGCGCCATCGTCGTAGCTGAGACCCGCTCCATGGATGAGCGCCGCGCCGCAACCGCGGTGGCACTCCGCAACTACGCAGCCGGAGCCACATTCGAGCGCCGCGATCTGACTATTGCCATCGATGGCTCTGTCATGATTCCGGTAGGCGTCACCGATCCGAAGATTGCCCTCAAGTCTTCGGGCTCGGTATACGACCTGGTGTACAAGTTCCGTACCAGCACCGGCGAAGCGGTCAAGGCTCCCCTCCTCTCGGATCTGGCTAACGGCTTCGTGCTCAACTCGGCCCCCATCACCACCACCGATCCCTCGGCCACCGGCGTCACCATCCAGGTTGACGACATCCGGTCGAATCCGATCCTGCTCGACAACTCTCTGCTCAACGACGTCCTGTTCGACCTGGTCGGGTTCGTTGAGAAGGCGACCCAGACGCGCTATCAACGCACAGCCGCGAACTGGATCACCAACGGCAACACGTCGAACGTCGGCGCGCTCTCGGCCGTCGCCGCGGGCATCACCGGTGCCACCACGCTCGTGACCAAATATGCCGATCTGACTGGCATGCTGGCCACCCTGGACCCTGCATACGCGATCGGCGCTTCGTGGCTGATGAGCAATGCAACCCTCGCCAACGGGATCATGAACATCACGGACGGCAACCAGCGCCCCATCTTCCTGCCCTTCCTTGACGGCGGAATCTCCGGCTTCGCGGGCACGATCTTCGGCTTCCCGGTGAAGATCAACCCCTACCAACCCGCGATCGGCGTGGGCAACCCGTACATCCAGTTCGGCAACTTTTCAGAGGGTTACACCTACCGCGAAGTGCTTCCCGGCATCATGCTCAAGAAGAGCGTTGACCGCTGGATCGAGCTGAACCGGACTGGCTTCGTGGCCTTCGCCCGCGTGGGCGGCGCTGTCACGGATGCAGGCAGCCATCCTGTAATCACACTCACAGGCAAGTAACCAATCCCTCAACCTCCTCCCCACGGGGCCGGCTTCAACGCCGGCCCCGAAGAGGCCCCATGCCACAAACCCCAGTTCCAACCCCACCGGCTCCCAAGCCGGCGCCGATCCGCGTCCCCCGCGAACAGGCGGACCGTCCAATTCAGAACCGCGAACGCGCCATCAGGTAAACCATGCCCCTCGTCTACAAAGAAATGTCCGCGCCCATCGCGGAGCCGATGACCCTCGCCCAGGCGAAGCTGCAATGCATCATCGACTCCGGCGATACCTCGCAGGACACGGTGATCGGCGGATACATCATCGCCGCGCGGCAATATGTCGAGAAGAAAATGCAGCGCGCCATCTTCCCACGCGCCATGCGCCTGAACCTTGACTTCTTTCCCTTCCCTGATTGGTCTGGCACCATCGGCGCAAATGATCGCCACGTCCTTTACGGGAAATACTGGCACGCGCTCATGATCAGGCTGCCGATGGTGGCCACGCTCTCAGTTGAAAGCATCACTTACATCGATCTCACCGGCACTCTGCAGACTCTCGATCCAAGCCAGTATTACGTCGACCTGACGAGCGAGCCGGCGCGCATCGTGCCCATGCCGGGGCTTTACTGGCCATACACACAGAGCTACCTCCCCGGCTCGGTCACCATCCTCTACACGGCCGCGACGTATGCGCTGCCGGTTGTGGATTCGCTGGAAGTTCCATTGGCTTCGCCATTCGCAATTACGCTTTCCCAGGCCGCGGCGTTCATGGCTGGCACGGTACTCCAGGTCACCAACATCGTCCTGGTGGACTCTACCGGCGCTCCAGTCCCCTTCACCAATGCGAGTTCGGTCTTGACCGTCAACAGCTCGTACACAGGCGCGACACTCACGGCGAGCTACTGCATCGGCAACTGCCCGGCCACCATCACCCAGGCCATGAGCCTGCTGATTTCGTATTGGTTCACCCACCGCGACGCAGCCGAGGCCAATCCGCCCAAAGCCATCGAGATGGGCGTTGAGAGCCTGCTTGCAACCGACACCTTCGACACCTTCGGGTACCAGGCATGACCTTCGACCCAACCCAACTCGCCGCCGGCCGGCTTCGCCACTCCATCACCATCCAAAAGCCCAGCTCCACCCGCGACTCAGCCGGGCAGCCCGGCACTACCTGGTCAACGGTGCTGACCACGCACGCCGCCATCGAGGGCACCTCGAGCCTGACCTTCAAGTTTTCGTTTCAGAACTCCACTCAAGCGGCCAACGCAACCGACTGCATCACCATCCGCTATCCCGCGGTCGCGATCGCGCCCGGCATGCGGATCCAGTTCGGCGACAATGCCTACACCATCCAGGATGTTGACGACGTGAATCGGCGTCACCGGATTTTGATCCTCGCCTGCATCGGCGTTGACACCGTGAGTTCGTAATGGCCGATGAAGTCAAGCTCACCATCGACACGCATGAATGGGAGGACCTGCTCAAGGCACTCCCCACGCGCGTAGCCAAGCGGGCGGTCCGCAACGCGCTGCAGGCCGGCGGTGATGTCCTCCTCGACGCAATGGTCGCGGAATGCCCCGAGCGTACCGACGAACCGACTCCGGACAGCAATGCCCTGCAGCCGGGCGTGCTCAAAGAAAGTCTCTGCGACCAGGTCGTCATCGGGACCAGGTACAACCCGGCGGTGAAGGTCGGCCCCGGCATCGGCACCGGCCACGTGGCCTATTGGGTTGAGAACGGCTTCGACCACATCGAGGGCGGCAAGAGCGGTGAAAAGGGTTCGCACGTTACAAAGCACATCGACGCAAACCCGTTCATGGTGCGCAGCTTCGATTCTTCGATTGAGCGGGCCGTCGAAGTGATGCTTGAAAACCTGGCATCTTCGCTCGGCCAGGACCTGGCCGACGATTCACCTTCCGACTCGGAGTACGGCGGAGAGGACTACTAAATGGTCACACTCATCGAAGGCATTGTCGCGCTGCTGCTCACCGAGACGCCCATCGTGGCCATCGTCGCCGGCGGCGACAGCATCCAGCCGATCCCCGCGCCCGTCGATATCTCGCTCTTCCCCGCCATCGTGTACCAGGCGGTCAGCGATCACGACGAGATGACGCTCACCGGATCGAGCGGTGTGGCCCACGCGCGCATTCTGTTTAGCTGCCACGCGTGCTTCGGGCCAGGCAGCTACCTCATCGCCCACAAGCTCGGGCTCGCGGTCAAGGCCGCGCTCAACGGCTACCAGGGATTTCTCCCCGGCGGTCCACAAGTCTTCTTCGCCGACGTCGTCAATCTCACCGATTTGTATCAGTCCGACGCCCTGCTCTCCACAACCAACGTCTCAGTCCTGGTCGATTACCAGAGCTAAGCCCCCACCGCTTCACACGAGGTAACATCATGTCCACTCTCTCAAAGGGCGGCACAGGCGCAGGCGCAGTCCTGGTTATCAATGCCACTCCCGCAACCATTGCAGCGCCTGTCGCTGCTCCGTCCATTCCTCCGACCGCGTTGACTCTTGCCCCGGCTGCAACCCCCACCGGCATTGCGCTCTTGCAGATTAAGGACTTCACCCTGCCAGAACAGAAGCTGAGCTTTGACGACATCACAAATACAGGCTCGCCTTCCGACATCGCCGGCACCGTCACGAAGGAATCCATTCCGACCGTGCTGGACCCCGGTGAGTTCACCGCGACGGGTGTGTTCTTGCCCGGTGACCCCGGTTTGATTGCGCTCCAGACAGCTTTCCTGTCCGGACTCGCGAACCAGTATCAGGTGCAATTGCAGAAGATCGCCGGACAAGTCACGAGCGGAAACGTGTACGACTTCAATGGCTGGGTCTCCTCTATGCCTACCCCGGTCGGCATAGGTGCTGACAAGACGCTGACCGTCAAGATCAACATCAAGTTGCAAGGGATCATGACCATTAAGACCGGCAGCTAAACCCAACTGAACTGGGTTCCCCCGGTCCCTCGCGTTTGGGGACCGGGGATACCACAAACCTGAAGAGGAATCATGACTAACCCCGTAGCACCTTCCACATCCCTGACCATCGGCGAGGCCACGTTCCAACTGCTCTTTTCCTTCGAAGCGGTCGCCGTCGCCGAAGATGTAACCGACCGCGCGCTGCTGACCGGGTTGCGCTCACGCGACATTTCCGCGCCCTCGATCAACCTGGTCCGGGCCATGCTTTACGCCGCGATGCTTCCCCTGAACCCGAAGTCCACCCTGGCCGAAGTCAAGACTCTCGTGACGCGCAAGAACCTGTCCGAGATATGGTCCGCTGTGCTCGCATGTTGGAGCGCCGGCATGGCCGAACCTGACACCGAGGCGGACGAAGACACGGCCCCCAGGACGGACCAGAGCTAACCAACGCGCAGCGGTGGATGGGATTGTGGAGTTCAGCGCGTTACGATCTACACTTATCCGACGCTGACTTCTGGTCCCTTACCCCGCGGCAGTTCTCCGCTCTCCTGCGCCGGCACAAGCAGGCCCTCGATCGCAGCAACTACCTGGTCGGAATCCTGGCCTCAGTTACCGCCAACTTCTCGATGGCGCGCCCCGATCCCCCGCTCAGCTCTGAAGATTTCATGTTAGGTCGCAAGGTCAAGGAGCCCACCGACGATGAGATCGCGGAGTCGTTCGCGGCCAAATTTGCCCTGATCGCAGTTCGGCCAGGCGTGCCAATTCTCTAATCATTTTCTAATCCACACCCGGAGTTGTCCCCATGAATAAGTTTCTGCGGTCCGCCCTGCTGGGCGCGTGCCCCCTCGCGTTTGCCGTCGCCTCGTTCGCCACCACGCCTCTGGGTTACGTGTCCCTTAGCAGCAACCAGCTGCAGGACTCCACGGGCAACCTGATCGCGAACGCCACCCTACACGCCTCGCCAGTCAATAACTCAGGGTCGCCGCTCGG